ATACTTAAAGCTCCGTAACCTGCCATTGCCTGATCGCCTAATGGCGTCATGCCTGCAACTCGATCACCTTCATAACTCTGGTAGTCCTGCGCCAAAAAGTCTTGGGCAAATGGCATTACAGTGTTTTCCAAAAAATCCTGCTGAAAAGCAGGCATTTCGTTTGTGGTTGTTTTTGTACCCATTACCTTAACTCCATCTCATAGTGAGTATACACCGATCTAAATAAAGATGCATCCACATACTTTTCAAAACCTTTTCTACCGTCAGCTTCTATAGCATCAAGACCTGCATCTAAAGCTAGTCTTCTCATTAAATTTAATGTTTCATCCATCCACTGCCTCATGCGTTTTCCGCCAATAAACTCAATCTTTAAATTTTTTCTTTGAGGGTGCTTTACAACTACTGTTGTCATGGCCGCCACTAACTTGTCCTCAAGACTGATAAGCCACATAACAGATCCGCCACCTCTTATGTCATCCTCAACGTCCTGCATTGTGACATTGTGAGATTGCCTAAGTATTGCAGGAGATAGTAGCTCCATGCCCTCGCTAACATACTTATCAAAGTCTTGTGATAATACTGGCAATATCGTTACCTTCGGCTTTGCGTCTAACCTTACTACATTATCCAACATATTTACACCCCTAGCCGCCATTTGATCACCACGTACTCAATGCTGTACGTTTCCATATGGATGTAGAGCCGTCATATGATCCAACACAAATATAAATATAGCTTGCGTCCCACGAAATCATTCCAGAAACATCTCCAGTAGAACCTGTATTTGACGCAGGGGTGGCTTGCTTTGTAGCGAGCTGCCTAAATGCGCCATCAAGTGAGATAACTGCATATTTTTTTGAGCTATCCCAAAGAACTACACCGTCTTCTGATGGGTTGTCGTCTGCCGTCTTATGGTAAAATCTTGGCAATGCACGACGCAAATAATTACTTAAGCTTACGCCCCATGCTTTTACGTCGTCACCGATTGGAGGCAATACTGGAGCTACCATTATCTTTTGCCGCCTTTCTTTGCATCAATACGCATAGTGCCGACATTCCATGCAGCGTATGGCGTATCACCTTCAATCCTCATACGGATTTGTCGTCCAGAGAATCTAACGGGTGTAGGGTTTGCAGGCGTAAATGGTCCGTGTGTGCTTTCTGTTGCGTTAGGATAAAAACGACTTTTAAATTTAATATTAACATCTCCCTGAGTTTTTTCGTCAGGAATTAAGTCAGTAACTTGCATAATATTTTCACCAGTTCCTAAAGTAACTGGACCTGTTTCAGCAAAAACTGACTGCTGAGAAGATGCGGTTTCATAACTTAACCCGATTTCATGGTCATATGCATAGCCATCATCATCAAATAACATAGAGTAAGCAAACACGCCTATTGGCGCTCCAGTAGTGCGTGATAGGTCTCCTATAAGCCAATGATTTTCTTTGTAGTCAAAAGCAACATATTTATCTATTTCGTTTGATTCTCCAGAACAGTAAAACCACCATATTTCACCGTACTCTGAATTTACGTGAGCCCACGCCAAACTAATTTGGTTTATGTTTAAATTATCAAAAACATGATCGTGTACTGCACAAGGTATTTCTGAAACTCGATTTCCATCAAACCTAAAAAATCCACCTGTACCCATCCAAAAAACACCTGCTTCAGTGTCTGCCGCAGCCTTGCGAGATATTATTCCGCAAGACGTGCCTACCCTTTCAAACCCGAAAACATACGGAGGGCCACTGTATCGAGCCGTGTAACTATCGACGTCAGTTAAAATAAGTGTTTGTCCTCTTGTCCGTATAGCTGTTTGTATCGAGCCTGACGTTTGTAGCTCGTAATCTCCTGCTTCGTTTGTAGATAACGGCGACCATACAGTGTTATTTTCTCTATCACACCAAGCTATTTTACGAGGATTTCCGCCAGATCCTAAAGCAAAAATAAATCGTTCTTCAGTAACTATTAGGCCAGAATTATTAATAGGCGCATTTGCAATAGGAGCTGCTTTTGCAGATGTTCCTAACTGCCATTCTAATAGCCTGCCGTCTTCTGTAGAGCACGCGACAAGGTATTCGCCCCAATTATCTATTGACCATGTTGTAGCGGCAACAACGTTTGCCCCAGTGTCAGGTCTAGGCGTTCCGTATGTGTGACCTGTTTCTATCGATGTTCCGTTACCACCGTAATACCCGTACCCATATCCTAAATTTTGTCCTGCAATTTCTTGCCCTGCAACTAAATCATTTGGCTTTATATCAAATTTTGAACCTGACGCTATACCTGCAAAAAGCTCGTTGTATGACCCCACGGCCATATACCTTGTGCCTTGGTTACTTTTCCAAGCGTGTGCTCCTCTTGGAGCATAAGTTGTAACTTTACCTAGCGTTGTGTGCGTTCTCCATCCGCCAACAGGACGTAAGGAGCCGTCACGCCATCTAACTAAAGACCCGTCACGCCATTTACCAGACGCATCTAAATCAGTACCCGTTCTGTAAAATCCCGCTGGTATTTTTAAAGGTATTAATGTCATTTAATTACTCTGGTTTTGTTGGCCATGAAACAGTGTTTGGAAAGCCTGATTGTTGCGGCACGTTTAATAAGTTTGTGCGGTACTGCGACCACTCGGTTTGCTTTTCTGACGTCATATCTGCCCAACGTAGTGGGTTGGATACAACGATGTCTACTTCTGATTGCAATAAGTGATCTCGCGTCATACGCACCTCGCGTGCAGTTTCTGCATCAATCTCTGCTTGCGTTGGCGCTACATAAGAAACAAAATCTGTACCAATTAACGTTAGTAAATCATTATTATTTATGGTCATATCTGTGTCGGCTGTATCTAGAGTGTAAGGTATCCACCCAAAATTTGGGTGATTTATTTCCACATCAATACGGCTGTTATCTGCCTCTATAGATTTTGCATTTCTATATTCTGTAATTGCTATGCCCATTATGTTATCCTTATAAATAATGTTGATGACGCCCTGTTGCTAACATTAGAGGCTGTACCCATAGCTCGCCAAGTTCCACCAGTAGGAGTAGCTCCAGTAATGGCTGCGGCTGTGTTATCGTTAAATGCATTTGTTGACTGAAAACCTGAAAGTTTTAAATCAGAAGCATTATATGCAGTTCCTGCCGTAAAAGTACCTGCCGTTGGTTTTCCAAGCCACGCATATGATCCAACGGCGTTTAATGCATCAATAGATGAGGCTGGAGTATGTGTTATTGTTGCGGTAGAACCACTTGTGCTTACGCTTAATTCAGATCCTGATACAGCAACGCTTGTAAGGTAACCTGCGTTAGCGTGATTGCCATAACTAGCGGCAGTATTGTAACTAGCTAATGCAGACGTTGTAGGTATGGCGTAACCACTAGCTAAACTTATTGCAAATGTACCGCTTGAAGTAATTGACGACGGGCTTACGGATAAGCCAGTTGGCACTGTCACACCAACACTTGTGACTGTACCTGCGCTAGAAACAGTACCAATATAAGATGCAATATCTGACATTGCTACTTGCTTCATAGTTCCTGCATCATTGAATACGACGCGGTCTCCGGCTGCTACTGATGTTGAGGTTGCGACTGTATCTCCATCTAAAATATTTAACTCGGCTGTTGTGATAGATGCGCCATCTAATTTGTTAAGTTCTCCAGCATTAGATGAAACAGTAACGCCACCAATTTGAAAAGTAACAGGATTTACCAACCCGTTTGTTGTTGCTGCGTTGGTATTAACTGTAGAAACAATTGTATCTAAAGCAGTATTTAGAACAGTTCCCCAAGAATTTAACGAACCTCCGACAACTGGTTTTGTGATTGATAATGTCATTTATATCTTTCCTTTATGCAACGTCTTTAGTCCAAGGGTCGATGGTTATAACGTCACCACCTGACAATTCCGCCCACACTTCCGTAATATTAACAGAAACATTTGTATATGTCTCTAGTGGAACTTGAGGGTGCGCCCCGACAAAAGCCATAAATACATTAGAGGTCGGGCTTCCTGAAGCAATATTGTTTGCAGATAATACATGATTTTGCGTTATTGTGGCAAGACCGACGTCTGCGGCAGGTATTACTGTTATTACATTAGGCTGAAAATCGGGTATGTCTTCAAGTAATGGAGTTGATAAAACTGGGGCGCTACCTGTAATGTTTTCCACTGGAAGATTTTGTATAAACGATCCAGCGCTTATCTGTGGTGATCCTGTTGCTATGCTTACTGGCGTAAAATTACTAATAACTGTTGCAGCAACGTCAGGGGCAACTGGAGAACCAGTAGCGATACTATTAATACTTATAGTTATTCTAGGTATTGACGATGCAAGGACAACTGGAGATCCAGTAGCAATATTTGTTGGAACTAGGTTAGTGTTTTGAGTTATGCCCAAAGACGCAACTTGTGGCTGCCCAGAAACAATGCTTGCCAAAACAAAAGTTTCATTTTCTCCCATATTTACAGAAGCAATGTTAGGTGAGCTTGTTGCAATATTATTTGGGTTAAAACTATGATTTTGCGTTATTGCTACATTTACAAGATTTGGAGAAGAAGTTGTAATATTATTGATTGCTATTACAACTGCCTCGACAACACTTGGAGCTGATATAGATGGGCTTCCTGAAGCAATACTTGTGGCGGCAAGGCTATGAGATTGCGTTGCTGTTACTGCCGCAATACTTGGTGATCCTGCAACAATTGAGGTTGCGCCAAAAGTTTCTTCTTCTGACATTGTAACATTTGCAACTGTGGGGCTGCCACTTGCAATGCTGTTGGCAACAAACGTTTCATCCTCACCCATGTTTAAGGAGGAAATTACTGTTGACCCTGTAACAATTGATGTTGCTGTAAATGAGTGGACTTCTGTAAGCGCTACGGTTGCAACATTAGGCGACGCAGTAACAATGTTTATTGGTGCTATTGTTACCTGACTAAGTACGCCATCGTCTGCAATAGGTGCAGATGCAACTGGAGCAAAACCAAACATTTAATTATGACCTAGCTGCAACCCAATCAGCCGCCATAGTATTGACTTCTGCATTTGTCATATCAGCCATCTCACCATCGTCACCCCTTTTTTGAAACTTTGTAGTTTCATGCATGGCCAAAAGCTTGGTTTTTAATTCTGCTTCTGTCATGGTTGTTACTGAATCAGGAACATAATACTCCCGATTAGCTTCGTCTGGCGACCAACCTACTTTGGTATTTGTTGCATCATCTGAGAAATAACCGCCATCTTGTATCCATTCTGGTGCTTTCATTCCCCCTGCGGTCATGTGCATTTTGTATTCTATAATCATTTTTTTGACTCCTTAGACTTTTCTAGTTGTAACATATAATCCGTATTAAGAAAATCAGCCTTACCAAAAATTCTTTCTGCGGTAATATCTGCGTTTTTATAATACTTAT